TCACGGTGAGCAAGATATGGAAGAACGACAAAGAAGAAAGCGAGGAAACAGACGATGTATGAACATATCCTTATGACCCTGCCGGGTGCGCTGTGCGTGGCCATCATGCTGGCGCTGTTTATCGGCATTAAATATAAGCTGGGCAACGAGGCCCTGGGACAGGCCCTGGCGGCTGTGCAGACGGCCGTTATCACTGTCAACCAGATGTTTGTTGACAGCCGAAAGGAAGACGGCACCTTTGACGCCGAAGCGCAGCGTAATGCCCTGCAGACCGCAAAGGAAACGGCGCTGTCCCTTATGGAAGAGAATACCCGCGTGTGGCTGGAAAAAGCCTTTGACAGCGTGGATGAATGGCTGACATACCAGATCGAGTGCGCTGTCCGCAATGCAAAGACCAAGGAGGGGAGATAGCCTATGGCAAAGAGTGTATTTATCGGCGTAGGGCACGGCGGCAAAGACCCCGGGGCCGTGAAGTACGTTAAGGAAGCTGACGCCAACCTGGTGATCGCGCTGGAGCTGCGCCGCCTGCTGCAGGCTGCCGGCATCATCGTCGGCATCTCCCGTATCCGCGACGAGAACGACCCTCTGAACGAGGAGATCAAGGAAGCCAACGCCTTCAAGCCCGACTTCGCCGTCGATGTCCATAACAACGCCGGCGGCGGGGATGGCTTTGAGGTGCTGGTGCAGACCAACGGTTATGCGGCCAAGAGTAAAGCTGCCGGCCTTGCCATCGAAAAGGCGGTCAAAAAGATCGGCCAGGGTAGCCGCGGACTGGTAACCAAGAAGAACAGCACCGGCACAGCCGATTATTACGGCTTCCTGCGCTGCGTCAAGTGCCCGGCCGTTATCGTTGAGGGCTTCTTCGTGGACAACCGCAAGGACAGCCTGGACTATGACACAGCGGCCGAGCTGAAGAAGCTGGCGGCAGCCTATGCCGAGGGCATCCTGGAATACCTGGGCGTGAGCGAGCTGCCCTACAGCATCAAGATTGCCAACTGCACCGAGTTGAACATCCGCAGCGGCCCCGGCACCAAATACGGCATCGTGGGCAAAATCGCGGACAGCAAGACCTATACCATCGTGGAAGAGAAGAACGGCTGGGGCAGGCTGAAAAGCGGTGCCGGCTGGATCTCGCTGGCCTATACAAAGAGAGTTTAAGGGAGGCAGCGCATGACAACCATAAACAAGATCATTGAGCAGGTGGAAGAGATCAAGCCCAATGTGTTCGGGGAAGAGGTCAAGTTCGGATGGCTGAGCCAGCTGAACGGCATGATCTGCCGCATTGTCATGCAGCAGGAGGAAACACCCGAGCTTAAATACCCCGATGATATGGATAAAGATCTGCTTGTGCCTGAGCCTTATGAGGGGCTTTATGCCCTTTGGCTCATGGCCAAGATCGACTTTTATAACAGGGACTATGATGACTATAACAACACCATGCTCATGTTTAACCAGATGTTTGACGAATACAAAAAGCTTTATATCCGCGAGAACATGCCCCGGCAGGCAGGCGGATATAAAAATGTGATGATGGGGTGAGAGAATGAACCTACCATATCTCAGGCCCGTCAGAACCAAAACAAAGAAATATATCGTGAGCTTCCGAGGCATCAATTACGGCGAAGGCTATGGCGAGGGCGAGTTCTCGGAAACCGTCAACACCTCAAGTGCCCTTTATCCCTGCCTTTCACAGAGGTTCGGCAGGGTGGAAAGCGACCTGAGGCAGATCGGCAGCTTTGCCCTTTATGCCAAAGACGGCCTTCTGCAGATGAGAAAAGAGGGCGTGACCGACCCGATCATCATTATGCAGTATAACGACAACTGGGAGTGGGTGCAGGGCGAAAGCGGCACGACCATGACTGAAGGCAAAAAGCAGATGGCCAGCGTGGGTGACTATATCATCATCTTCCCTGACAAGATATGGTTCAATGTTGAGACCGGTGAAGTGGGCAAGATGGAAGAGATCTGTGAGGCCGAGGGCCTTGCCTTCACCCACAACACCATCACGGCAGAAGAGGACTGGAAGTTTCGAGTGGGTGACGCGGTGGCCATCACCGGCTGCACGGTGCATCCGGAGAACAACAAGACCATTATCGTGCGTAAGGTGGAGGGTAAGACCCTGACCTTTTATGACAACAGCTTTACCGAGGGCACCGAGACCGGAAGCGTCAGAGTGGCGCGCGAAGTGCCCGACCTGGACTATATCTGCGAGAGCAATTACAGACTTTGGGGCGTTAAGGGCAACACCATCTATGGCAGCAAATATGGCGACCCCTTTAACTTCAACAACTTTGACGGCCTTTCGGGCGACAGCTATTACATCGACGTGGCCACAGACGGCGAGTTCACAGGCTGCATCCCCTTTGGATCGCATATCTGCTTTTTTAAAGAAAATGTACTTCACAAGCTGTATGGCAACAGGCCTGCCAACTTCCAGCTCGTCACAAGCCAGGTGTACGGCGTGCAGAAAGGCTCAAGCAAGAGCATGTGCGTTATAAACGAGACCCTGTTTTATAAGGGCACAGGCGGCGTGTATGCCTACACAGGCGGCGTTCCCGAGCTTGTGAGCGAGTGTTTCGGACAGAGGCGATATTCTGAGGCCGTGGCAGCCTCTGACGGCAGCCGGTATTACATCTCGATGAAAGACAGCGGCGGCGAGTGGCATTTCTTCAGCTATGACACGATGCACAACATGTGGATGCATGAAGATAACCTGCATTGCGTGGATATGGTGCGCCATGAAGGCAAGGTGTGGATGCTGACAGCAGACAGCTGGCTCGGCTATATCGACGAGGCGGCCGACATATCGGATGTGGAGTGGAGCGCCACCTTATGCCCCTTTAATGAGACCATGAACGAACGCAAGGGTTACTCGAGGTTCCACATGAGGCTTGAGCTGGGGGATAAGGCGCACCTGCGCGTTGAAATAAAGCGCAATACCGATAAGAAGTGGGAGGAAGTGTATCTTACCCACAACGATTGGGCGAAGACCGTTACTGTGCCCATCCTTCCGGAGCGGTGCGACAGCGTGGAGATCAGACTTTCGGGCAAGGGCGCGTGCAAGCTTAAGACCTTTATCCGTGAGTTCTTTATCGGAGGGGACAGATAATGCCTATATTCACACAGAACCTCAGAAGACTTAACTACGCCAACGTGCCCGAGGCCATAAAGGCAATGGCCAACCACATACAGTATATCCAGGAGCAGCTTGAATGGACCCTTATGAACCTGGACAGCTCGAACATAAGCGAGATCGACACGACACAGACCACCATCGGCAGCTCGACAACCGGATCGAGCATCACCGGCGATAACCTTACATTCAAGGGCAAGAACGGAGAGATCTTCACGGCCGGCATTTCGGAGACCGGCAGCTTTGTCTTCACAGTCAAGGGAAAAGGCGGGGCACAGATGATGTATCTGACCGAGGAAGGCGAGCTGGTCATCAGCGCAAATGCCGCCCTTAACATTGACGGCGGCGAATGGTAAAGGAGTGAGAGAGAAAAATGGCATATAAGAAGGACACAGACTATCAGGCGCTGATCGACGAGGCCGTAAAGCTGGGCGACTACCGCAAGGCGGCACAGTATGAGCAGAGCCGAAATGAGAAGATCCAGACCGAGGGCCTTGACATAGACACCACCAGTAAATATGCCGGCTGGCTGGATAACACCGACTATGCTGCCCTGGGCAAGCAGCAGATGGCCCTGGGAGCCGATGCAAAGGACGTCCTGGACACATACAACAAGCGATATCAGAAGGCATCCTCGACCGAGGGCATGAGCCAGTATACCAACGATGACGTCATGCAGCAGATGTGGGACTATATCTCGGCCAACTATAACAAGCCCACGTTTGAGTTTGAGGCCGATAACAAGAAGCCTACATACGAGAGCAGCTACAGCGAGAGGATAGACGCCATCCTTGACGGCATTCTTAACCGCGAGGACTTTTCCTATGATGCGGCAAAGGACCCTCTGGCACAGCAGTATCAGAAGATGTATGAGCGTGAGGGCAACAGGGCCATGAACGACACCCTGACTTCGGCTGCGGCCAATGCCGGCGGCATGAACAGCTATGCCATCACGGCCGCGCAGCAGGCGAATAACTATTATGCCGCCCAGGCTGCAGACAAGATGCCCGAGCTTTTTCAGCTGGCCTATGAAATGTATCTGCAGGATAAGCAGTCGGACATCGAAGACCTTGGCATCCTTCAGCAGATGGATGACAGGCAGTATGGCAGATACCGCGACACCATGAACGACTGGTATAACGACCGCAACTTTGCCTATGGCCAGTACCGCGATCAGATGGGCGACTTCCAGTGGGACAAGAACTTTGACTATCAGGTGGGCCGCGACGAGATCGCAGACAGCCGATATGACAAGGAATGGGAATACGGCGTATCGCGTGACGAGCTGGAAGACAGCCGTTATGAAAATGAGCTTGCCTATGACAGAGTTATGGACATGCTTGAAAACGGCATTATGCCCGATGCAGCTGCCCTTGAAAAGGCCGGCCTTACATCCTCGCAGGCGGCGGCATATATCGCAGCGAACCAGAAGACCACCACATCGGGCGGCAGCAACAAAGGCGGCAACAACACAGGCACCGGCACCGGAAAATGGGACGATGTTGTGGCCTGGGTGGATAAGTATGGCGAGGACGCAGCTGAGGACTATATTGCAGAGCATTATAAAGCCCTCGGATATTCGACCAAGAGCCAGGCACTTGCCGGTTGGAAGAATTATCTGACTGAGAACAGCGGCAATGAGCCGACAGGACAGAGCACCCTTGCAGAGTTCGTCACATATCTCAACGGAGAGATAGAGAACGGCGCGACCATGAGCGAGGTGCAGAGCGCCATTGCAAATGCGGTGGCAGAAGGAGATATCACACAGGCGCAGGCATCCATCCTGCTCAGTGAATACGGAAGGTAGGGCTGCCGATGGCAAGCATGAAAGAAAAGTACGGCCACAATTTCAAAACTACATCAAAGAAGAACGAGAAGGACGAAAAGCAGACTTCCTCGGGAAAGAGCATGCAGGAGAAGTATGGCCATAACTTCACCGGCACTCAGAGGGAGAGCCAGAAGCCCGGCACCGTCATCGAAGCCAAGACTACACAGGCCGCCTCTCGCAGGAGGGGCGGCGCTTCGCCCGATGGCATAGACAGGGCCGAGGATATCGCATCGAGGGCGATCACCTCGCAGAGGGAAAGGGAAGAGAAGAGACAGGAAGCATCGGCATGGGATGTGGCCAAAAAGGCCCTTAACACCGGCGTGTGGCAGTTTGACAACGCAGTTGCAAGCACCCTTGACTTTGTTCTGCCTACCGATTTCCTGGGCAAGTATGACCCTGCATCCCGCCTCAGCGACTGGACAAAGGAAAACTATGAACGCGCCGAGAGGGAAAGACAGGAGACCCTTGCCGGCAAAGGCAAGCTTGCACAGATAGGCTCGGAGCTGGGCGTGGGCGTTATGTCTGCGCTGCCCAACTCTATCCTGGCATTTCTCTCGGGCGGACAGTCGGCGGCAGCTCAGTTGGGTGCAGCAAACACCGGCATGGTCAATCAGATCAGCAATGCCGTTACATCCATGAGAAAAGACCCTCTGTATTGGTCTTCGGTAGTTCAGACCCTCGGCAGCGATTATGATGAGGCAAAGGAACGCGGAGCCAATGATGCAGAGGCAGCCATTGCAGCTATTATTTCCTCGGGCATCAATGCGGCCATCGAGCGCAGCGGCGGTATTGAAGCTCTGCCCGATAACCTTGAGCGCGGCGGCAGAAGCAGCTTTGTGGAATGGATCCTCAGCATGGGGGACGAGGGCAAGGAAGAACTTCTGCAGCGCCTTGTATCGGGAACGACACAGAAGGCTGTTTATGATGATGACAAGCCTTTCTTCTCGATGACCGATGCAGAGGCAGTTGTCCATCCCGAAAGCATGGCCAAAGAGTTCCTTATGGGTGCAGGTGTAGCCGGCATCCTGGGCGGCGGTCAGATCGTCGGCGCCAACATGCTTAACCGCCTTGGCGGCAGACAGCAGCAGAGCCCCGATGTTTCACGGGAAACCGTACCTGCACAGCAGGCTCAGCAAATGACCGGCAAATTAAACGAGCAGGCAGAGCCCGAGCATATCACCCCTGAGGCCTTTGCCCTTGAGCTGGCCGAGGAAGAGATAGCAAGGCAGGAAGCCGAGGCACAGGCCGCGGCGTCAACTCGCACGGAGGTTACACCAACTCGCACGGAGGTTACACCAACTCGCACGGAGGTTACACCAACTGTTGCAGAAAGTGAAACAGTTGATGTAACAGAAATTACGCGGAATAATGTGACAGAGATCACAGAAAATACGGCGAAAGGTGCCGTGAGCGAGCAGAGGCAGACGGAGAGGGCCGAAACTCCTGCCAACACACAGAGAGATACCCGGAGCGAAAAAACCTCTCAGAGCGAGCCTGCGGCAGAATATGGCGAACATGGCAAGAGAGTTTTCAGCGAGATCCTTGAAAAAGAGGATATAAGCGCAGAAGATCTCTCGGCGCGTTTTGATGCAGCCTATGCAGCCGGCAGATCGGGCCTGCCTATGGAGATGGCCGACCTTGCAGACGGCATCCAGGCAGACGCCTTTACGGCAGGCAAGATGGACAACGTGGTTGAAAGCACAGCACAGCCGGCTCAGACGGATATTGCCAAGCCTATGGCCGAGGATTATACTGGTGCTGAAAACAATGAGAAAAAGCTGGGAGAGCTTGCTCAGGAGCTTATGGCATACAACCGTGTGCGCAAAGATGGACTGGTGTATCGCTTCATGGACTCCGGAGACGGCTATTTTGTCAGCATCGAAAGGGACAATTCCAAACTGGACGGCATGATTGCCGATGCCAGAGCCAAGCTGTTTGAGGGTGGGCCTTTTGCGACACGCCAGGAGGCTGTGGAAGAAGCATTGGCCGTGGCCCGAAGAAACTTTTACCCTGCGGCCGCAGAAACAGCAGATCAGAGAGGTATAGACAATGGCAGAGAAGAAACACAGCGACAGCACACAGAAGCTGATCGCGGCTCTGAAGGAGCACAGAGCAAGGCTGGAGAAGATGTCTCCGGAAGAGAGAGCGAAGGAAGAAAAGAAGGAGAAGGAATTGGCGGAGTTCCTGGGCCTGACAGGCAAGAGAGTGATAGACGAAGACATAGAGTATCTGGTGAAGAACTCGTAGAAATACTGAAAAAGGAACAGTTTGAACCGGAAAGAGACGAGAAGAAAGACCACGTGCCCCTCGGCACAAGCGAAGAGCTGGCCCACGTCCTGGTACATTCCAGCGGCTTTGAAAACGGCGACAAACGCATTGAGAACTTTTATAAGAACAACCCCGGAGCGACCAAAAAGGAAGCTGCCGAGTTTCTGAAAAAGGAGTTTGGCATCGGCGGCCGGACACACAATCTGACTGACGGCACAAGGGCTCATGCCATGTGGAACTCAAGAGGCATAGAGCTCTCTGTGTGGGACAGCGGCCAGAAGCATCTGTTCACCTGGGCACAGGTGGATGCTCATTACCGAGCAAAGTTCGGCATGGCAAGCAAGCTCGAAACTAAGAGTGAAACTAAGGCCGAGAAAAAGGCAGAAACAAAGGCTGCAGGAACACCGCAGCAGCAGATCGCGGACGAAGTGCGCAAATACCTCGACAAGGGTCAGGACTTCTCGGGCGAGCGCCTGTTCAGGATCGCCAACAAGGCATACGGCGGCACCCAGGCTGAGGGCAAATACACAGTCAAGGATGCCTATGACGGCATGGAGCTGGCCGTAAACCAGTATCTTATGAGCGCCGAGTTCGTAAAGAACGGCAACGGATCGGCAGCCCAGGCACAG